AACCTTGTTTGAGTCGTAGTAGATAAAACTACACCATTTGAATCTTTTAATTTAATTGTAACTGTATGAGAATCTGTATTTCCAGTGTCGCCTTCACAATTACCAGCTTCATGATCACAGTTTGCAACATCTATGTGACTGTCAAGAGTAATACCATTATCTAGCATATCCTGAGTGCGATTAGTGTTAGTTAAAGCAATATTATCTACGGATAATGTCGCAGTACCCGTGACTTCAAAATCACCACCTACGCCCCATTTATACCCACAATTAGATTGAGAAGTAGGACAAGTAACAGTAAAACCATTTAAATCAGAGTTATTAGATACATATCCAGAACTTCCAGGATTAATTTGATCTGTGGAGCTAGAATTCCAGTCTACTCCATCTCCTGCATTAGGAAGTAAATTATTTGTTGTTATCTCTTCTGCTGAAGTTGTAAGGGTTAATACTGTCAGCAAAACGGTCAACAAAATATTTTGTAGCATAATTAACAACTCCTACTATTATAATTAATTGTATTATTAGTTCTATCATCTAGGTCCTTTCTGTTATCTAACGTTTTTTAAATTTTTAAGTTCTTCTTTAATTTTATCTTTAGCAGCTTCTCTGTCTGCTTTTTCAAATTCTTTTGTCATCTTAGCTTCTTCTTCAATTCTTTTTTTCTCTACTAATGCTGCTTCTTTAGCTAATTTTTCTTCTTTGTCTTTTCTAGCCTTCATACGTTTTACATATAAATCATAATCTGGTCTTTCATGATCATATTTAGACCATAATGCTTGAGCTTCTTTTCCAATACGGCCATCAATAGGACAAGGAGTGCCAGCTTGTATCATTGATTCAAACACTCTTTCATCTTGGCACAAAATTGCAACTGCTGCTACCTTCATACCAAAGTCATTAAGTATTCTTGCTAATTTTAATCTTTCACAATTCTCATCAATTACATGCTTTCCACCAGATAAACCTATACCAAATGTTTGAATTCCTGCAGAAACTCCAACAGCGCATACATCTTGTGTCATAGAATTATAAGAAGGTGCCGCAGCTGATGGTGGCGCAGATTTTATATCTGAATTAGTTGTGTTTGTTGTAGTTGAGGTGCTTGTAGAACCTGATTCATATGTAGTTGTAGCAGTTGATGTATATCCACCTTCAATTGCTGTATTAGAACCTGATGTGTTTGTTTGTGTAGAACCTGCATGAGCTGGTCTTGCACAAAAAGCTAGCACTAACATCATTATTATTAACGCTCCTGTTACATAATAATTCATAAATCTATCCATCGTATTTTATTTCATTTTCATAAGACATGTCATTTGCATGATCTTGTTTCTTGTCATAAGTTCTTTTACACGTGCAATTATCACAAGCGCATAGACCATATTCATCTGAATGTAGATCTCCATCGCAGTGACAGTCGTGATGACATTTTTTACATTTAACCATCTTTTTTCTCCTCAATATTGTAAAAGAATTTATCGGTATCCTCTGTTTTCCATTTACCGGTATCTTCGACATTCCAATCACTTGTTTGTACTTTCCAGTCAGGAATTTCATTCTTAACTGTAAATGATGGGATATCCCAAAGTATACGATTGTTTGGCTGAGCCGCATAGTTGCCATCATCCAGGGCAAGTATGTGTGCGCACTTATGTTCGTGCGGTATTTCTGAATGATCAGTATCTACTATATTACTCTCTGGATGCCCCCAGTCAACAGTAAATAAATATTTACCTGCATGTGTTTTTTTATCTTTTCCAAAGTATTTTCCAGATTGTCCATCTAGGATATCATAAGAAGTGACAGCAGGATAATAGCTAAAACAATTCCATAGCTGAAGCTCATCAAGTCGACGCCCCGGTACTTCTTTCGGATCAAAATCTCGCTGTATAAATGCAGAAATTGGTAGCCTATAAAAGACTGCACCATTTTCCATAATTGCGTGAAAGAGTATAGGGCGCCCTGTAATCGATGCCAGGCCAAATATAATGCAGTCTTCAGCTTCTCCATGATGATCTTTAAGATCGTAGAGATATTCTCTCCTGATCTGTGAATACGTCACAGGTATGTTTGCATTTAAATAGGCCATAATTCATAACTAACTTACTAGCTTATAAATTATAATTGCTGCAACAACAGCTACGCCGATCTGTACTTTTCTATCAGACTTAACTCTTGCTACTATTTTGTTTACTATTTCCATAATTATCCTCCGGTTAATCGTAAATATCCCCCCAATTTCCACCTGATTCATAATCAACTTTATTAGGGACGTGTAAACTAACAGCATTTTGCATAATATCAATGATTTTATTTGCATGTTCTTTAGACTCTATTGAAATATCTAATTCATCATGAATTTGTATATGAGGTATAATTTTTTCTTTATATAAATCTAACATCGCTTTCTTTGTCATGTCAGCTGCGCTGCCCTGTATTAATTTATTTAAAGCTTTGTAAGTAAATGCTCTTCTAATATTATTTTCTCCAAATTTAGAACTAGCTTCTTCCCAAGTCATAGGACTTGTAAG